ATAGTTGTGGCTACATGCCACCATTTCCACGTTGCGAAAGTCAAATCTTGCGTTGTCTGGAACCAGAAAGTCGTTGATTGACTTGTTTTGGCTCTGCCAGCCTTCGATTCCGTCCCAAATTTCAATCCCCTTGCCGTATAAAAGCGTTTCTAGGATGTCCTGCTCGCAGTTCACTAGGTATCCATCCCAATTCTTCAACACGTAATCGAAGGCAAATGAGATTCCCTGAGAATACTTGATCCGCTCTTCCGGCGATCCGTATTTTGTCTCAATCTCCACCAACTGCGGGGACTCCGAGACTAGATCATACAAAGAACTCTTCTGACTCTCCACGATGAACTTCAACTGACCCCAGCAAACATTAGATTGCCACGGACTGCCGCTCGCTATGATCTTGCTGTATGAAGTGGGGCTGAATCGCTTGTATTGCTTGTAGATGCGGGAGCGTTTCTCGGAGCGGAGGATGTCATCTTTCCGCATTTGCTCGCAAACCGTCCAAGCTAGATTAGCGGTGGGTATCTTTAGCTCAGGTGCTTTACCATTTTCTGAAATGGTTTGAGTGAAATTCACACGAATTTCAGGACTTTGAGATTTTTTAGCCATTACGAGTTTAAGTTAGTTCTGCGGCGGCTACATGAAGAACACCTTCGACCTGTTTGGTATAGCGATGTTCCTGCAAATGAGTCGATTGCTCTTAGTGTTGCGTGGATTCCCTGTGTGATAACATCCCCAGCTTGCCTTGTAAAGTAACATCTGTCCGCGCTTTGCCTTGTGCAAATATAATCCTCAATCATTGCATCCAAGTTCTCCGCTATCGGAATATCGTTAACGATAAAGTAGTTCCTGACCTTGCGCTGAAAGTCTTCAAGCGAGCTTGAGTCGTTTCTGGTCACATTCACTTTCCCTAACGGGTATCTGTCCGTTGAGGTGAACGAGTAGGAAAACGTCCATCCCCCGACTGGCGTTAGGTAGTGATCTTTAAGTTTCATGTTGTGGAGTCACTGAAAGTCTGCAATTATCTGTTGCATGTCAAGGGAATTCATGCGTATTGGACCAGATTACAAAAACGACTACAACTTTCCTTTTGATGAAGTTTTGGGGCCGGGAACAAACCAATACGGCAAGGAACTTTTCATCTACTCCGTTCTTCGAGGAAATTTCGGAAAGTCTTACCGGAAGAAATTAGGCATTGATAAGGCAATGCACCTATTTGATTTTCGCAATCCATTTACCCACCTATGTAATGCAATTCAACTCGGCCTTCCTCCGGGAGAAGTTGACTTTATCGTTGATGGAATTGTGAATGAGCCGCTGATGCGAATGCTTTGGGCTTGCTGCAACGAAGATGACGTCTGTTTTGCCGGATCGGCCTCAACTGGAAAAACCTTCTGCGTTGCTCTATGGTGCGTCTTCGACTGGCTTGCCCAGCCCGATTGCACAACTACCTTGGTGGGGTCAACCACAATAGAATCTCTTGATGATCGAATTTGGCGGGACATTTCCGGCATCTATCGCGCCCTGCTTTACAAGATCGGTGACATTGTAGATCACAAGCGAGCTATCTATTACCGGAACCCCGGCAAGACAGACGGCGGCAATCGTGAGTTTCATAACGCTATCAAATGTATTGCGATAGAAAAAGGCTCCGAGGGCAAGAAGGTCGTTGTGAGCACCAAAGGCCGTAAGAACCTGCGGTTTCGGGTAATGTTGGATGAAATGACGGAAATGGATATGTATGTCTCCGACTTTAAGGTTAATCTTGCGTCCAACGCTGACTTTGTTGCTTACGGAATAGGAAATCCTGCAAACGGTCGCAACCCTCATCGGGAACTTGCTCTTCCTCTCGGACACAATGACTTTCCTCCTGAGCATGTTAATTGGAAGCAATGGAAGACCCGAACCGGAGTCTGCGTTTTTGTGTCCGGCCTCGACACTCCAAACATGAAAGTTGGTCCCGAAGATGAACCGCCATTCCCGTATCTCGCAACTCACTCAACGATTGCTCGGCAGCTAGAGCTTTGCTATGGCAATAAAAACTCACTGCTGTATTGGCAGAACGCTATTGGAGGATGGCCCGCCGCTGGCGTTCAGACTTCCGTGCTCACCGAAGCCCTCGTAGTTTCCTCCAACACCCTACAAGAACCCGCTTGGGCCGATTCGCCGGAAATGCTGATGGCTCTTGATCCCGCTTTTACCGTAGGGGGAGACAATGCCGCGCTATGTTACGGTAAGCTCGGTGACGGGCTGTGTCAGATGATAGCCGATCCATCCGGCTCGTTCCATGCTTCTTCGTTGAAGAAAGCCCTGCACCTTCAAGCCATTGAACTTTTGCAGCTAGATCAATCCGGTGACTATATCACCAACTTGGCTACGGCGGTGGTTGATAAGATGCTCATGCTTCGCGTTAAACCTAAAAACTTCTGTCTCGACGTTAGTAGCGATGGCGGTCGGGTTGCTCAGGCCATTATGCGGGAATTAGAATCTCGCGGAATAGAGAACTTCACCGACATTGTTCTTATATCCTCTATGGGAACCCCCACCGACCGCCGCGTTTCCGAAGTTGACTCCCGCAAGTGCTCCGATGTTTACGACCGCCGCGTCTCCGAATACTGGTTTGCAGTAGCTACTGCAATTATCACCCGTTGTTTCTTTGGCCTCGATCCTAAGTCCGAAGCCGCCCAGCAATTTTACTCACGGGGGATTCTATCCAAGAACAAGAAGCAAGCGGTGATAACCAAGAAGGAAATGAAGTCCATTTACGGACGTTCGCCGGATGAATCGGACGCCGTTGCCTACCTAATCGAACTTGCTCGCCGCCAAGGGTTGTATTTTATCGGTGACGATAAAGTTGAAGTCCCAGACTTTGAGGATATTCGCAATGGCTACTATAATAAGCGGGGCCGCAAGGAAGAAGTCATTCATGGTCATTATGAGGATGACGATGACGGCGAGTTTTGAAAAAATATAGCCCTGCCTTCTGATTGACGGAAGGAGCTTAACCACGGCTTTTGATCTTGGCCGAATGTCGCTATTGCAAGGGAACTCCATTGGTCCGCTGAGATTCCTTTAGTCTTATCCTTGCCGTATCGTAAAAGTAACTGCTCGCGTATTAAAGAATCCTTGCCGGATGCCTTGCCTAACAGAAATCGGTAAATGTCTCTTCTGGATACTTTCAACAATGGGAACTCAATCATGCTGGATAAGAACCCGATGAATTCCGCCGTGTCTAAAATGTATTCCATTCTCATTTTGGCGAACCTTGCTCCCTGATTGTCGATTGCTTCGATTAGACATAGGTATGTAATCTTGGACTCGTTAAGCCTTTTGATTACTTTCAGAAATTCCCAATTTGTCGTTTTCGCGCTTTCCTGTATTTCGCAAGACAAGTCTATGATCGTGTAGGCCGTATTCATTGGCCCCGGATCAATGCCTACATATTGCAGCTTTGGAGGCGATTCTAGCTCCTGTGATGCCTTTTGGCTATGATGGTATTGTTTCTTCATAAAAGCGATTTTCTGACGGTTCTATCCCCAAGAAATGCCATACTAGGTGGACTTCATCCTCAAGTAATCGGTCAAACGGACCTGAACCTCTTGGCCAGAATTGCCTTGAGTGTTTTTCAGGACTTTTATCGTCACATCTTTCGGATCGCGCATTTTCCAGATTCCTAAGTAAACTCCCACTGAGTTTTCAATGCTACCAGAATCCTTCCCGGAATCAATATCTACTTCGTTCCCCATTTCCTTATCCCGATTCGACTGCGTGACAATCACCCCGACGCAATTCCACTTCTTGACGATGGTTTTGCAATACTCAGCGGCCTCAGACATAGCTTCGTATTTCGACATCTTGGGATTGGATTTCCGAACCAACTGCAAATAGTCAATCATCACGCACTCCGGGACTCTCCCGATCTTTGCCGAACTCCGCTCGATGTATTCGTCAATATCGAAAATCGACATTCCGGTTTTGTCGCAAACGAATACATTCCTCATGGACTCGCTGGAATTCCACTTTGGCTTGCCCCCGTTTCGATACGCCTCTTCCACGCTCTCAGGACTCTGCATCGTGGACATTCCTGCGAACCTTTCAAACAGAACCGCTTTCGTGACTTCCAACTCGAAAATCAGTTTTGTCTTTTCCGGCGAGGCGAAACAAATGTTCTGGATGAGAATCGTTTTGTATTGCCCCGTCCTTGCCACGATCCCGACTAAATCCCCACCGACCAGCGGGCGGATTCCCAGCCCCGGAAACAGCGGCTCTAAATCTATCCCCTTGCTTCGGTCCGAATGCAAAGCTGCGATGTAGTCCTTTTCCATTTCCTCCATCGAATAAACCCCGCAATCAATTCCCTTGGCAATGTATCGGCTGCGCTTTGCCAGAAGAATGAATTCCTCCATCAGCTTGTTCTTGTCCGCGCCGAACGAAAGGATGAAGTCGGACATATCCTTGACGGGCATCCCCATAGACTCCGTTGGAATCTCAACCCAATTTACGGATTTCACTTTTCCCTCTAGCGACTTCAAAACCATTTCCCCGTGCT